GATTGAGCGCCGTCTGATAGTCCTCAGGCGCAGAAGTGAAGTCTTGAGAAGTCCAACCATTGTCTTTCAAGTTGGACGGCAACTCGCCGGTCTTGAGAAAACGAGAAACGATCACATTGATGTCCGCATCCTTGGAATAGGACTCTTTGGTCATTGAAGGCTTGTCGAAGATGATGCCGGTCACCTCAGACAATTGATGATTGAGCTCAGCAGTGTAGGGGGTACGGAATTGCATGATTACTTCTCCTTACGCAAGATATGAGTAGTCGTACGGTCGGATGACTTACCCGACATGTACACCTGAAGGGCGAGCTGCGCAGCTTTCATCAAAGCATTTGCAGCAGGCATGTTAATGAACTTCTGAAGGGCCTCGTCATTCTGACCCTCGGCCATACGAGCGGCGGCAGATTGCACCGCAGGCTTAGTCACAGTAGAACGAAGGTACTCCATAAGCGCGTGATCCTTCTCATTGAAAGCCATGGCAAACGAGCCACCCTCGTTTTGCATGGCAGACATAAGAGCATCACTCTCACGGAGTTGATTGGCCGAAACACCGGCGCGATTCAGAGCGTCAGTAGTCTCAGCATTGACCTTCTCAATATTGGCCTTGGTCTGCATCCACTGAGCAGCAGTAGAAATACCCTCCATGGCCAACTTGCCATAACCCTGAAAACCAGCATAGGGCGACTCCATGTGCGGCACAGAGACAGAACCCATAGCACCAGCAGGAGAAGAAGAACCAGAACCACCAGCAGAGAGAATCGGATTCAACCCGGCAGCGAGCAAATCATTGACCTCACGTTGATGGGATGTACTACTCATGCGCTCTTGGAAATCCATCTGACGCTGCGCTTGAGCAGCAGATGCAACATTACCCTCACGGGCAATTTGCATGTTGGTGCGGTTGGTATCAGCCTGACTCTGAGCACGACGACGAGCACCACCGCCGAAGGCATCATTGAGTCCCATGCCAACTTCGGAATTGGCAAAACTTCCAAGCAATCCCATGATGAATCCTCAGAAATGATCGATCAGACCAGGCACAGAGAACATCGGGATCGGACGAGCCACTGTCGACTTGAACAGCCAATCACTGATGAACTGCTGGCCACCGGCAGCCTCACCAACAGCAATAACGCGTTCGATAGGCGGATTCTCCACCACGAACTCGCTGTTGAGGGCAGGCAAAGAGTCAAACCGCTGGGCCAAATGCCAGAAATCCAAGGGCGCCGGATCAGTAGAACGGAACAGGCCAGAAATCTGAGAAGGCTTATAGCGCAGCTCGGCCCAACGCTCTTGATAGCCGAACACAGAATCGTCAGCGACAGTGCCCTGACAATAGATTTCCTTGTTTAGGACCGCCTGCTCACCGAGCATGGCAAATGCCGGAAAGTAGAAGTCATAACGCGTTCGGCGCGACCACATGCGTTGGAGACCCTGCTGGTAGGTCAAGTCAGCACGCACAGAGCACAAACCAATGATCATCCCATGTTCGGTGGCAGCATAGGAAAAACCATTGTCGGACGTCACGCCGTAGCCCACAGCGGCCAGATTGCCTTGAGGCGTCTCAGCATCGGTCGAAGAAGTCTGAGCAATAGGCGTAATGTTGATGGAAGTCGAACCACCACCCAGGTACTCGGGACGTTGAAGGCGGAAATCAGGATTGACCACACCGAAGTGAGAAAGCAACAACTCGATGTAGCGTGTACCACCACGTGCATCACGTTCCAGAAGCTTCTGAATCTGGAACGCAGTCCGCATTTGATTGATTGTAAACGCGGCGACATCAGTCAGATCGGCATACGGCGGAATCAGATTCGGTTGAGATTCATAGAGGCTCTTGGGACCGAGCTTCAGCGACTGGGTAGGATCACCAATCGTATTGCCAGCAGCGCCCACCGTGATCGCGGCACCAGACGTCATGCCGGAACCAGCATAACGAATGAAACGTTGCGCCGCATCACTGGTCACAGCCTCAGGACCATAAACAGGCGCATCACCAGCGAGAGAAAGCGTAACCGGATCACCCTTCTGAGGCCAGGGAAGACAAGAGGTGAAATAGTCCTTGCGCTTGCCACGCTTGAGCAAGGTATAAAGAGTAGGCGAATCAGGTCCATCATCCTTGGGAACCTGCACACGATCTTGAAGGTTCTCATCACGGAACAACTCGTTCCAAATGAGGTTATAGGCACGAAGAAAGAGCGCCGAATGCGAAAACTGATTGGTGCCAGTGATCTGACCCTTGGTCGGCAAACCCATGTAGTCGTAGATCGTCAGCGGATCGTAGCCACCAGCAGGACAAGTGATCTGAGGAACGAGGTAGTCAATCGAATCGCCCGGGTCCTCCTGCTCACCCATGAGCTTGACCCAGTTGTTCATGACGAGACGATTCGGAACGAAAAACCAGAACGTGTCCAGGTAGAGATTGTCCATGATAGGCGCAATGGGCGTCGCCAAGCGCGTCATCGACACAGAGGACATCTTCCAGACGTCGGCGGGAAGCACCTCATCGACATAGAACGGAATCAACCAACCCGCGTCGAAAGTGGTCTTATGGCCACTTTCACGGCGGAAACGTGAACGCGGCACATCGCCGCGTGGAACCAGAGAAAAGTTGTGAGCCTGAACAGACCGATTACGGAAATTGCCTACGTTAGCCATTTGACTACTCCACAGAACGTTTCAATTGTGAAGCCCTCACATCGAGGTACTCCGCCTTACGGGCCAATTCCTCTTCGGACATCTGGCCCCTCTCCAACAGCCAGCGACGCTTGGCATGCTTGAAGCCGAGAACGTGAGAAGAATCCTTGCCTGTGCGATTCTCCAGATCACGCAAAAAATACTTGGGAACAGCCATAGGAATGCCATTCACAACCATACACCCATCAATCCAATCATTCTGAAAGCGGCGGGCCCAGTCAGCACCAATGCCGGGACGGTTACTCATACGAACAAACTCCCGAACTTGATTGGAGAAAACTTCACCTGTAGTCGGATCGACACGAACATCATCTGGCAACGACTTGTTCGAATACTTCTTCATGACGTAACGAGCAATATAAGCAGCCGATTCAAAAGTGAGAGCACCAATCGTAGATAGACCATAAGGCCAAAGATACGACAACTGATCGCTAGAAAAAATAGGATGTGATCCAGACATACCGGCATTCTTACGATCAGGGAAATGCCAGCCAAAAATTGCGCAGTGATAGTGCGGACGCTGTTCCTCATCGCCATACTCCCCACAAGAGAAGTGCCGGATCAACGCGCCATTATGATTAATCCTGAGATCTTCGCGCAAGCGCTTAATGAACTTGGTCAGATGATCAGGAACAAGAGTGCCATGCTTAGGCAAATAGTGAGGCGCATAAGTGAGAGTGAGAAACGAATTAGATTCGTGTAGCTGAGATTCAGCAAAGCACCGAGCAGCCCACATGCGGGAACGATCAAGACGACAGCCAGTGCAACGGCCACAGCCGATAGAAACCGAACGAGCAGAAGGAGGCGCTTTAGAGCGCTCAAAAAATAAAGGCCCTCCAGCGGGATGCTGGAAGGCCTTAAGAGGAGACGTGCAAGGCACGATTACAACCGAATGCCGCCTCGATTGACATAGCGCATCGAATTGATGGCCTTGGTACGAGAAGCGGCACGGTAGTGAGAAGAACGGGCAGAGCCACGAGATTGAGAAAAACGAGACAGAGAATTCATGTCATAAACTCCATGAGAAAAAAAAGGACCCGAGGGCATGAGCTATGGCTTACAGCCAGACGCAAGCCACAACGGAGTCCAGTATAGATAAAAAAGGTGACGTTGTCACCTGTACCATTTACATCAAGAGAGAATGGTACAAATGCGAAAAGTTCGCAACAAAAAGCCCGGGAATCCCGGGCAAAAACCGCCTCCCGGCGGGGCCTAGGCGGGTGTAAACCCGCCTAGGAAAGCTTCAGAGGAAGCTGAGGAACCGGGCCTTGAGGCCACGGAGGAGGACGCTGAATGTAGTCAATACGGCGTCCATTGAAATCAAGCGGAATATCTGCAAGGACACGATGCTGAGCAGCAACATTGCGCCAGCGGTAGAAATTTGGCATGTCGCCCATAGAGCGCGCAGCGCGCGCGAAGTCCTCAGCGAGAACAACAGCAGCATCACGCTGAGTACGAATAGGCCGGTAACGGGCCATGATCAACCCCCAGAGCCAGGCGCAAAGATACCGGGAGCGACGTCATGACGGTCACCGAAGTCCGGCTTCGCCGACGGCTTGGGAACACCCTTGTGAGTCCACTGAGAAAGACGACCAACCATCTCACGCTTAGTCTCAAGAATGGTGCCATCAGCAGCATCATAAAAACCAATCACCCACAGTTCAAAGTCCTCAGGATGACGAGCCATCATGTTGGTGTTGACGTCGGCCGACTGGAGAGAAGCCGCAACATTGCGCGTGAAATCGGCCACGTTGTGACCGGCCATAGGCAAAGTCCAAACGTCGGTCACGACGTCATGAATAGCGAAGAGATGCATCGGTTGAGAAGAAGTCGACATGATTACTCCAAAAAAAAGGCACTGCGATATGCAGTGCCTGTATTAGACTATATGACTAGTCGAATGTCAAGTCTTATCAGGAATATCCGACTTTGGCGTGGGGGTATTGATTACATCCACGACAGGCCGAACACGGAGCCCGAACTTGTAAGAGTCCTCAAGATTCCCAGGATCATTGAGCCACAGCTCCAGCTTGTGAGGATCATTCTGAAAGCGATCACGCAGCTTGGCAGGAAGAGTGAGGAACTGATCACGAGCGGCATTGACCAGATTGAGCGCCGTCTGATAGTCCTCAGGCGCAGAAGTGAAGTCTTGAGAAGTCCAACCATTGTCTTTCAAGTTGGACGGCAACTCGCCGGTCTTGAGAAAACGAGAAACGATCACATTGAT